TAAATTGATTTTCTCATAAGCCTTTGATTTTAAAATTAAGTAATGATGTAGCCGTGACGGGAATCGAACCCGTGACCTCATATGCGCTCTTACCTACTGAGCTACACGACTATATTAAAAGCCCGCACAACCGAAGCTGCGCGGGCAAAGATTCTATATCTATATGAATGATATAATCACATCCTATCGACTTCCTAACTTCTGCGATGATTCTGCGCGTTTTGATTTGAATCGCACTGCCGCGCATTTGCTTTACTCTCTATATTGGTGAACACGTCACACTGGTACCCATTGGCTCAGCAAGGTTTCTCACCTCCGCGTCATCGCCTCGATGATTCGCGTCTGTCCGGTCGCGCTACCCTCTCGCTCTGTTTCAAACGAGGTCCCTCGCACGTTGCCTCCACATCCGGCTATGTATTGGTTCGATGGTCGCCGCTGCGAGCCCTGCCGTTTCTGGGTGCCGAGATTTCAATCTCGTCGCTCCGTTTGTCGGAGTCTCTAAAATGTTGGTGGAGGTAGCAGGATTCGAACCTGCGGGTTGTGCGATGAGCTCTTGTCGCATCTGTGACAGTTGCATATCCGCTCTCTGGTGCCTTCAACCACTCGGCCATACCTCCCAAATGTTATCCTGTAATCTTTTCACCTTCTTTCGTAGTCTCTTGAAAAACCTGTCTATTCTCCCGAACCGGCAGGACCAAAAGCCTATGTCAAATCAGAAAAATAATCTCTAAAAGACCGCCCGCTGGCGACACAAAACATAGAAAAAAATCTTCTAAAACATGTACTTTATGCAATTCATTACTTTGTGGTTTCTTTTAATTCTTTTATCCTTCCGTCCTCAATCATCTCCAGTATCTCATGCAGAGGATAGAGCCAGCCCTGTGCGTGCTCCACGCCCTGCGGGTCGCGCCAAATCACCTGGGTACGGTTGAATATCTTGCCATGATCCTTCAGGAACCTCGGAGTCAAAGTGCCCACATGCTCGCAAAGAACCTCAGCCGTTACCCACTTCTCGCAGTACGTCCGCATGGCTTTGCTCACTGCCGCCACAATCTTCGCCTCCAGTACCTTCTCGCTCATAGTTACGAAAGTCTTGTGATGGTGATACTTCTCTGCATACTGCCTTCAACGGGATCACCGATGACTGCTTTGAACATCCAACCGTAAGTCTCCTGACGGTTCTTCGCCTGGTAAGCATAGGATGCGGCACTCTTGGCTTTGTCCCAATTAGGCAGCGTAAAGGTCTTCTGGTCGCCAACGGCAAACCTCATCAAATCTTCCTTTGTTACCTTTTCTTTTACCATAATTGTTTAAAATTGCTTAAATAATTAGTTACTTTGTTACAACTTGGCAGAAAAAGCCGTATATTTGCAATCCAACACCCTCGCAAAGTGTTCGCAAATTAGGCGGTTATCCGCTTGTGAAAAGACGGCCTCCCGTCTGACGGCTATTTTCTTGCCTCGTTGGTTACTTACTTACTTTCGGGTGCAAATATACAAACTTTCGGTGAAATCAGTGCAATTCTGGTGGAAATGTGGCTTAATTTTAATATAATTTAAGAGAATTACGGTGTAATTATGGATGAAGACAGTAGAATCGAAGAGAAAAAGCAGTATAATGCACCCTTCCTGCGAGCTCTCGACTATCTAATGAAAGAAATGCGGCTGAATAAGAAAGAAACGGCTGCACTCGTCGGTGGTAGCGCATCCTATCTTTCTGACTGTCGCGCAGGCAAAAAGCGTGTCGGTGAAGACTATATGAAACGGCTCGCAGCGGCATTCATAGAAAACCTGGGAGAACCGCTTAACATGAATTACCTCTACGGAAAAAGTCAGTACATGCTACTGGATAATGTGCCCGATTCCGAAATCCTCGAAAATCAGAATAAAGAGGCAAATCCTGACTATGAGGTGATGAAATTACAAAAGCATGAGGATGCGCCTCAGACCATTCCGGCTGATATACTGAAAGAGCTGGAGTGGCTGAGGAAGGAGAATGCTGATCTGCGGATAATGGTCAACGATAAGCAGCAGCGTATCGATGAGCAATCACAGACTATTGCCGATCTAAGGAAAGACAAAGAGACAATGCGCACAACTATCGAAATGCTTCAGCAAAAGGATATTCTTACAGACTCTCCATTCCCCATCGGTGTAGCCGACAGAGGTGAAAGAGGTGATAAAAATACCACGCACGTATGATTATATATGATATAATAGTTTTAGCCGTGATAATCGTTATCCTGGGGAAATGTTTTACCAATGTTTTCCCAGCCATACCATGCGAAACACGGTTAACCTATTTATATACAATCAATTACGTCGAATCGCGCATGTCCCCAAACGGATCACCTTTCGGAAGCACGGGGATATGCAGAAAATCAATGCATCCGCCTTAAAAACAGGGAGTTAACATTAAAAACGAGAGATTATGAAAGAATACAAAACAAGACAAAATGAGACATTTTTAGCCCAAATGTTTTACCAATGTTTTACCGCAGGGTATTTCAGAGGTAAAACATAGGGGTAAAACGGTAAAACAGTAAAACATAAAGGAAATCTATGATAACAACAAATATTATATTTGACAGGAAAAAGCAATCAAAGGCTCTCGGAGTCGGTACGCTGGAGGTGAGAATCACGGCTGAGCGGAGGTCATACTATATAAGTACAGGCATCCGCGTGCGTAAAAGCGAATGGAAGGCCGGGCAGATTGTCAACCGTCCCGACTCTTCCACATTGAACGAACGGCTGGCAATCATCTACGAGATAGTGAGCGACAGCGTGAATGGCAGCATCAAGGCTGGTGAAGCGATTAACACCGAAGCCATCCGCAGTAAGGTGTACCAGGCATCGGAGGCGATGAGCGACGAACCTGTGCTGCTCGACTGGATAGAGGAACAGATACCACAGCTAAATCTCGTGGACGGGACTGCAAAGCACTACCGCACACTACTTGCCAGGCTGATAGAGTATGGCGACATTAAGACCTGGCAGGATGTGACTCCTGAGAAGATAAGCCAGTTTGACGCTTGGTTGCATCAGCGCAAGACCGTCAATGGAGACAGAATATCCGATGCCGGTGTGTGGAAGTATCACAAGTGTCTGAAGGCTCTGCTCAATCGTGCCGACAGGTTCGGGAAGATAGACCGCAACCCCTACGAACGGCTCAAAGGCCAATTCAAGCGAGGCGAGAAGGAGAGCGTCGAGTATCTGACTGAGGACGAAATGCGGCAGTTCGAGAGTATCATCCTGCCTGCGGGGTCGATGCTCGATATCGCGCATGACCTGTTTGTCTTCCAGATGTATACTGGCCTAAGTTTCTCTGATGCTCAGGCTTTCAATATCAACGACTATAAGTGGGACGGCACCCGATGGAGCAACACAGGCGAGCGAATCAAGACGGGCGTGCCTTACGTGTCGAGCCTATTGCCGCCAGCCGTGCGAGTGCTGGAGAAGTATGGCATGCGCGTGCCGCGAATCAATAATGCCGATTACAACCATCAGCTGAAAGCCCTCGGTCTATTGGCTGGTATCAAGACTCGCCTGCACTCCCATCTTGCCCGCCATACCTTCGCCACCTACATGCTCCGCAATGGTGCAAAGATTGAGAATGTTAGTCGTATGCTGGGACATACTAACATCACCCAGACACAGCGGTATGCAAAGGTTCTGGCTCAGTCGGTGCATGATGACTTCGACATGATTGCCGAGAAACTGAAAGACAAACGTAATAAAAGAAAACGCTTATGAGTACATTCTATGGAGTATTAGCTGTTGTGGCCGTTCTTGGTGTGGTTTTCGCTTGTGTGCTGAAGGCTGAGAATGGCGAGACGTATGAAGACCGCCAGCGCAAGTTGGCTGACAAACTGTTTAAAGACAAGCGAAAGGACAAAGGGGAGTGACGTGTACTCCCCTCCCCTTAAATATAAACTATAAAAAAAACAAAAGACTATGAGAAATCTATCAAGTGCCCTGACCACAGGCAGAAATGTGGTGAAGACTATCGTTGGCATTATTGCCATGTGTGCAACCCTTACCGCCTGCACCAAGGATGACGCTCCCGATGGAGGTGGCCGTGTGAGTATCTATGTGAATGGCGACAGTCTGAAGGATCATCGCGTGATTACCTTCGCCTGTCACGACATCAGTATCGTGGCGATGGGAGGCGACAATGCCGCCACCCGTGCCACCATGAGCGAGGTTAATATGACCGACCTCTGGCTGTTTGATTACATTGGCGACGAACTTCAGCAGACTATCCATCAAACCGCCACAGATGCGAACTTCGGCACTCCCGCTATCAATGCCTCCTATGGCGACCACACCATCTATTTCGTTGCCTCGCGTGGCGACA